AAAAAGTAACGAGAAAAAAATGTTCTAATTTTAAAACAAGAAAAATAAGTTGTTTTACAACAAAAAAACTACAAGAGCTTAGAAAAATATGGAACAAGGCAAATACAAACAAAAGGATTAGAAGAAAAGATATTCTTACGACAAATAGGAAAATATCCAAAAAAAAACTATGGAAAGAATTGAGTATAAGGTTAAATACAGAAGACGATTCAAAATGGAAAAGCATTCTTTCAAGAAGTGACAATATGTCTATTAAAAATATTGATAAAATAACGGAAGATGTTTTTGCTCCGAAGGTACCATATTCTTGGGATAAAAAACCAGACACATGGCTGAGTACAGATGATATTGTCGATATTCTTAAATATTTTGAGAAAAAATATCCAAATTTTAAATTTTATGAGCCAACAACAAGAGATTTTGACAAAAAAAATATAAGTGGAGATTGCGTGTTAAGTGATCTATGCAATTGTGATATAAATGATATATCAGAAAAATATGATTCATTTGGTACAATATTTAATAATGATTATTCATATCAATCTGGTAGTCATTGGAATGCATTTTTTGTGAATATAAAAACTAAAGAGATAATGTTTTATGATAGTTTTGGACACCAACCAAATAAAGAGATATTAAATTTGATGAATAATATTAAAAACCAAGGTAAAAATAACAATGATAATTATGAAACTATGATAAATAATAAAGCTCATCAAAAATCATCAACTGAATGTGGTATGTATTCTATTTATTTTTTAGTAAGAATGTTATCTGGTGAAAAATTTATAGATTTTTGTAATCGTGATATACCCGATAAGATTGTATATTGTTTAAGGGGTGTTTTTATGGATGATCAAAATGGTACATACAAATGTTCTCTTTATAAAAATATTGATAATGTAAGTAAATAAGGATAAATAAATAATTGTAAATTATAATGACTTCAAAAAAAGAGTTTAATGAGATTATAGCGAAAGGTATGGTAGACGATATAAATTTATTATCTCCACAAGACCATAATCAAATATTAACATTTATTAAAAACGATGGTGTCAAATATATGGAAAATGAAAATGGTGTTTTTATTAAAATGAATCAATTAAAAATGAGTACTATAGAATCCATAAGAGACTACATAGATTCTTTAAAAGAAACAGATGCCTTCGTTAAGAACACATCGTTAGAAATGTCTAATAATTTAGAGAGTGTTCTTCAAAATTCTATATCGTCCGAAGTTGAAGATGTGGAAAAAGTCAAGAATTTAAAACCATCTGGTAAAGGTAATAAAAAAACAACAAAAAAAGGTGATTTCGCCATTGAACAATGGAAAAAGGATGTAATATGTAAAATGAAAGATGATGTAAAACAAAAATTAAAAAGAACTTCTGGGAAACAAAATTCAAAAACAAAAACGGTTGAAAAAATGATGTAAGATATAAAGTAATAATAAATAACATGGAATTCTGTTCAATATGTGATAACCTATTGAATCTTACTACGCATGAGGAGACAGATGAATTAGTATATGCATGTAAATCATGTAAAACAAATAAGTTATGCGATGATAGTCAGAATACATGTGTATATCATGCAAATTATGGTGGAAATGAGAAAGTATTTTATGAATTATTTATTAATAAATATACATTCAATGATCCTACCTTACCAAAGGTAAAAAATATACAATGTCCAAATGAAAAATGCAAATGTAACATGCATGATAATGTACAACCCGAAGTAATATATGTAAGATACAATGATGCAGAAATGAAATATATTTATTTGTGTTGTCATTGTAAATTAGCATGGGTATCTCCAGAATATCAAAAAACAGAGATCATTTATAATTTTGACGAATAAAAATGATTAAGACTTTAATAATATATTATCAAAAGATAATATGGAGACGAGTTCTGCCATGACGCATTATGAATATACAAGAATGCGAGGTATTCGATTACAACAATTAGAAGATGGTATGCCACCTTTTGTAGAATTTGATAAAAATGATACAAATGTTGATATTTTTAACAAAGAAGTTCAAGAGAAGAAATTACCTTTCACATTTATAAGAACTTTGAACCATTCTACGAAAATAAAAGTAAGTGCTGAAGATTTAATCATAGATGTACATTCTAAAATGTAAACCGTAACATAGTTAAATATTAGTCAATTTATTAGTCTAATGTTTTTTTATTCAAGCTTTGTTGATACTATACATAAGATTACTACAGAAATAAAGTATCTTTTTGAAAATACAATACTTAAAATATTTGAAATGTATAAAAATACGTGTCATTTCTTTCTGCGTTTAAACTATTACTATAAATCAATAAATTTTCCTAGCTATTTATATGATTATAGATATATAAATAATGCTAAAGATATAAGTTTTCCTTTTAGAAAGATTGTAAGAGCATGTTTTATTGATTCAAATAATGTTGAAGTATTATTTTCGAATGATCAATTGGATTCTATTAGAAATATAGGTTCAAAACGTAAAAATATTTCACTAAAAGATATATATGTATTTTGTTCTATTGAGTATAACATATCTTCAATTATTTTGACAAACATAAGTTCTAGTGGAATTAATAAAATAAGAATAACAAGGGATAAACCTTATGAAATTAAATCGAGTAATTTTTTTTTTTGAGATTCAGTAAAAAATTAGAACGATATTATTATAAACAAAAGAGATTTATATAGTATAATTACTTAAGATGTTTAATTCAATGAAATATGCGGTAATGTATTCATCGGGGAATTTAAATGATCATTTAAAGAATAGTAAAAACAGACAAGAGTTTGTAAAGACAATAATTGACCAGGGTGTTGTTGCTATAAAAATAGGACAATGGATGAGTCACAGAGAAGATATTCTAAGTAACGATATGATAAATGCTTTAAAACCTTTGCAAAAAAGAATACCACATATTCATAGTTATGAAGAAACGTGTAGAATATTAGATAAAGGGTTTGGATTTCCTCATAATAAAATTTATTCACATATAAATGAGAAGGTTTTGGGTTCTGGTTCTATATCCCAAGTGTATAAATGTTCTTTATGGCAATTGAATGATAAACCTTGTGTTATTAAAGTTCATAGAAAGTCAAGTATAAATTCATTTGAGAGAGAGTTATCACATTGGAGACGATTGATATGGGGATGTTCTCTTTTTAAGATAGGATTTGCAATAGATTTAGAAGGGTTTCTTTTAGCAATTGAGAAACAATTCTCATATGAGAATGAATATAAAAATTATAGAAATATTAAAAAAAATCTAGAAGATCTTGATTTCATAATTTTACCAAAGATTGTAAATGTCACACCTTTTTGTATAACAATGACATATATTCATGGTCATTCTTATTCATATATTCAGGAACATTATCCAGAATATACAAGAGATATGAGTGAAAAGTTAATGATGAGTTATTTTTGGATGGTATACAATGGTTATGTTCATACTGATATGCACGATGGTAATTTTGTTTATATTATAGATGAAGAAGATGATTGTAATAATAAGATAGCTCTTTTTGATTATGGGTTAGGATTTTCTCTTCCTTCATATGGGAAGAATGGGTTAGCGATGCTTTTATGGAAAGCATTCATTAAACGAAATACTAAATCTATGCGTAAATTATTTAGAATTATTTTAAAAAATAATCCAGGTGATGATAAATTAAAAAAAATACAACCATTTAGAATGATTGTAAATGGTGGAGAATTGTCATTTTGTAATTGGTTGGAAGATATTTTATCACAAATTGGAGAGAATAATTGTATAATAGAGACAAAATATATGTATGTTTTTATGGGATTTATATTATTAGCTAGAAGTTTTGTTTATATTGATCATGAAGGGAATAGATTAGAATTTGATGTATTTGGGTCATCTTTGAGAGCCATGAGCAAATCTAAATACAAACCTATGTCAAAAGTCGGAAAAGAATTGTTGAGTGATTTTAATAAATTTTCAATGGAAAGTGGAACAATAGAGAAAATAAATAAACGAAAGACTGTAAATGAGGCAAAATCTCCTTGATTTTTAATAATTCTTAATAATTATTAAGAGATATTTAGTATTACGATATTTTGTAAAACAAAAAAGAATGATAAATAATATAATGATGAATCCGCTTGTTTATTCCATTTGTATTTTTATTATCATAGCTCTTTTACTGAGTGTTGTTTATGCAGATAAAATTAAATTAAGTGAGAAAAAACATATTATATCTGGTTTATACATATTACTAGGTGCTTTTATACATGTTTCCGTTCTAATTGTAGTTGAACTATTGAAATAATTTTATATTTCTTAACTCAAAAATAAATATGTAATGAGATAAAGATGCCCTGTCCATTACCATCCACGAATCGTACACTTGGGTTTGGTAGTTCAAAACTTTCACCATGTTTGATTGATAATGCTTGTGCCTTAAATGACCATTCTAAGGTTGCACAAACTGCGTTGCAACACCCTGTTCCAAATTTCAGAGATGGTTTTGGTTACATAGGGAAAAAAGGAAAATTAGTTGATAAAGATTCTTTACTAAGAAATGGAACTCTTTTAACACAAACTGGTGGTAAAATGCTCTTACCAAATCCAGGATTTTTAACTGTACCTTATATGGGATACGGTCGTAATAATGCGTGCACTGCTAATGTTGTATTTGAAAGCAAAGGAACATCTGTATCAAAAAGTTGTCTCCCTAATTCAGGGAGACCTGCATTTACACCATTAATTGGATGTCTCGCAGATCAAATACAAAACACTGATCACATTATTCAAGAAGATGTTAATAAAAGCTGGATAAGAGGAGGGTATCCATCTAGAAAATGTTTACAAAGTTGCAAAAAATAATTTTAATATTTATTCTTGTTTAACTTCAAAATCTTTTACATGTCCAAGACCCTGTGGTCCATAACCATCATCCCAAGTTCTAACCTCCGTGTCTTGAACAAGTTCGTTAAATATATTGGATTGTGCTGAATCAAACTGTTCGGGTGTTGTGAATGGGGGAACTTCATCGTCCTCTTCATCTAAATGTTCTTTTTTGTCTTCATCTGTAGATGAACCAAAATGAGTAGCTTCTGCTAAAATTTTTTGTAAAGATTTTGGCGATGACTCTGTTGTTTTGGGGAAACTATTAAAAATTATTAGAGCTAAAAACACTAACAATAATGTCATAGTTACGTCTTGAGATAATAAAACAAGACCAACCGATACAATTATCGTTATTATTTTTAGTATTTTTTCCATATTCGATTCAAACATAATTGGATTATATGTTAAGAACAATATGAAAATAAGCAACACACTATTTATAATTTTTTTCGTCATATCAAGCATTATTAATACTGTCTAACATAATTTGTTAACGTTCTTTTAAATAAAGACAATTCAATATTATACTTTAATATGTCTGACACAGAATGTTTAATTTGCCTTGAAGAGATTGGCAAGAATGAAATCTCATATGTAACAAAATGCAATCATTTGTATCATAAAAAATGTATAATAAAAAGTTTGAATACATCTAAAGAAAAAAACAAATGTCCTTATTGTAGACAAAAATTAGGGAATAATATACTTATAAAATTAACAAAAGAAGATACATTGTGTAAAGATATATTTAAAAAGGGAGATAGGGTAATTGTTAATTCAACAAAATACAAAAATGAAAAAGGCAATGTATTGCGTACAACGACAAAAAGTGTTTGGATTATTTTTGAAAACAAGAAGTATCCACGGTCACTTGTTAGAAAATCTAATGTTAAAATTATAGTATCATAGGTTACTATTAATTAAGCAAAATCTATAGTGAACTATTATAATTTTTCAGACATGTCACATATTGCAAATATTATTTGAATTAAAAAATGAATTTTAATCTAAATTTTTTTTGTTTTCAATAAGTATACAATGGGAGGAGGTTTAATGCAACTTGTCGCTTACGGCGCTCAAGACATCTATCTTACTGGCAACCCTCAAATTACCTTTTTCAAGGTAGTTTACCGTCGCCACACAAATTTCTCGATGGAAGCCATCGAGCAAACATTCAACGGTTCGGCCGACTTCGGCAAACGCGTTACATGCACCGTCTCACGTAACGGTGATCTCATGCACCGTGTTTACCTTCAAGTCACAGTACCTGCGGTCACTGCCAACGACAGCACCTCAACATTCCGGTGGGTTAACTGGCTCGGTCACGTTCTCATCAAAAACGTCGAAGTTGAAATCGGTGGACAACGTATCGACAAACACTACGGTGACTGGATGCACATCTGGAACGAACTCACCCAAACTGCGGGCCACAAAGTCGGATACGCCAACATGGTTGGTAACGTCCCTCGTTTAACTCAATTCACACCTGAGGGAGGCTCCACCCCCGAAGTAGACCTTTACATTCCTCTTGAATTCTGGTTCTGCCGCAACCCAGGTCTTTCACTTCCTCTTATCGCTCTTCAATACCACGAAGTCAAAATCAACCTTGAATTCAGATCTGCATCGGAATGTTACGCGGGTAGCCCATCGGAGACACCTTCGCTCGAAGCCGCTTCGCTCTACGTCGACTACATCTACCTTGATACCGATGAACGCCGCCGTTTCGCCCAAGTCTCGCACGAATACCTCATTGAGCAACTCCAATTCACAGGTGATGAATCAGTTTCATCCGTCAGCAACAAAATCAAACTCAACTTCAATCACCCATGTAAAGAACTTGTATGGGTTGTCCAAAAAGACGACCACGTCGACAGCTCAAAAATGTCCAATGGCAAACAATGGTTCAATTACACCGATGCCGTAGACTCAACCTGGAAAACAGGAACCCCCATTGATCCTTTCGGAGGCGGTCTTGTCAACTACAATCTCCAACTTTCAAACCTCAACGATTCTGCCATCGACACCGTCGGCGACTCAACTCTTTCGTTCGAAAACTCAGATGGTGTTACATCCGGTACTTACCTCTCCATGTCCGAAGTCGACAATGGTTTCAACCCTGTCCTTTCGGCCAAACTCCAACTCAATGGTCACGATCGTTTCTCGGAACGGTTGGGCAGATACTTCAATCTTGTCCAACCTTACCAACACCACACAAACGTCCCTGCCACTGGTATCAACGTTTACTCATTCGGCCTCAAACCCGAAGAACACCAACCTTCAGGAACATGCAACATGTCCCGCATCGACAACGCCACACTCCAACTCACACTCACCGCCGCCACCGTTTCGGGTACCTCAGATGCCAAAGTCCGCGTTTACGCCACAAATTACAATGTCCTCCGCATCATGAGTGGTATGGGTGGTCTTGCCTACTCGAATTAAGTGTTTTACACAATATATAACTATATATATACCTACCTATTTGAATTGTAATTTTCAATCTTGATTGAAAATATAAAAATAACTACCTCTTTTTTTTTAATTGAGTTAGTAATTCTATATTTTCCTAAATCTAAATAGTAAATAATTAATAATAGTAAATAAATACTATAATGAATTATGTACTAAGGCAATTTATTAGAAAAAATAAGTATATTAGAAATTATCATAATAAAGTTATTGAACATTTTGAGAGACCACTTAATGTGGGTTCTTTTGATTCATCTAATATTCAAGTAGGTACAGGATTAGTAGGTGCTCCTGCATGTGGTGATGTAATGAAATTACAAATAAAAGTTAATAAAGATGGCATTGTTACTGATGCTAAATTTAAAACATTCGGGTGTGGTTCTGCTATTGCATCTTCATCAGTTGCATCAGAATGGATAAAAGGTAAAAATATATATTCTAATGAAAAATTAATTACAAATAAAGATATTGCTACTTACTTAAATCTTCCCCCCGTAAAACTTCATTGTTCTATGCTTGCGGAAGATGCAATTCGCGAAGCGATTGAAAATTATAAAAATAAACATACATAAACCACTTGTATTTCCAACAATTTACAATTGTATCACATTATCTTCTCTGAATTCATTCACATTGATAATTTTCTCTTTTAATAAAATATATTCTTTAGAATTTTCTTTGCATCTATTTATTTCCTCATAATCTTTTAATACACCTGTTTTATGTATATTTTTCTGAATTTCGTTTATTATATTCTCATTTTCCATAATTTCATCAAAAATTTCTCTTTCATTATCATACGTAATTGCTTTATAATTTTTCTTTAAATGAGATAGTAAATACCTCTCATATCCCAAGTTATCAATTATTTTATTAATCTTTTCTTGATTTTCCAAGAGTAATCTTTGTACTATATAATTTGTAAGTTTTTCACTTGCTTTATAATTTTTGTGATAGTTACGAACGGATATAGCTAAATATAAATTACCAAATATATCAGCCATATCTCCAGATAACATTTGCTCTCTTTTTATTGCACCACCCTTTAATGCTACAAAATTTGTAAGTGCTGCGAAATTTATAATTTGTTGCTCTAAATCTTCAGAAAAACCGAATGTTTTAAAATATAAATTCAATGAATGACTTATTATATTATTAAAATTTTCTTTGAATGTATCTAAGTCGTTCGCCAATATAGACTTCAATAATGGATAGATATGAGGATGACTTTTATTTAATCCTTGTGCAAATATGATAAGAGAACGCGTTAATGTATTAGAACCTTCTACCGTTATTCCAATAGGAACACTTTTATAATATTTTTCCAAAAAATTATTATGTCCTACACATATTGCGGCACCTCCATGTATATCCATCGCATCACTTATTACACTTCTTCCTCTTTCTGTTGTTTGTTGTTTCATAATTGCACTTATTACTGCAGGAGAATTTCCTGCATCTAATATATCATTTGTCATATCTACAGAAGATTGAATCATCCATGTATTATATACCATATTATTGAACTTTTCTTTTATAGCTTCCATATTTTTAAGAGGCATATTGAATTGGTCTCTAATCTTTATGTAATTGAACATTCCATAAGAAGCAACCTTACTACTTGCATTCGCAGTTGCTGGTAAACTAATACCCCTTCCTGCAGATAAACATTCCATTAACATCTTCCAACCATTTCCAATGTTATTTTTACCTCCTATTATTTGATCCAATTCCAAAACGATTGTTCCTTTTATAGTACCATTTGGAAACCCAACATCTAAAGGATTATGATATGTTTCTTGAATCAATCCATCATGACCTCTTTCTACTAACGCCAATGTAATTCCTGATTTATTTAATAAATTATCTGGATCTTTCAAATTGAATGCAATACCCATCAAATTTGATACAGGTGCCAATGTGATATATCTCTTATTTAATGTTATTTTTACCTTAATTTTACCATCTTCTTTAAATACATACCCTTCATCAATATTACCCGTTGCATCAGAACCGTTATTTGGTCCGGTTAAACCAAAACAAGGTATTAATTCACCATTCGCGAGTTTAGGTAAATAATTATTTCTTTGTTGATCGGTACCATATAATGTAAGTAGTTCACCAGGACCAAGTGAATTTGGAACCATTGTAACAACACCTAACGCTGGATCAACTGTTGTTATTTTTGTTAAGATATTTGATAATTCATTTACAGACAATCTTATTCCACCATATTTCTCATCTATCAAAAAGCTAAAATATTTTTTTTTAGCTAAATCTTTTATAAAATTTTTGTTATCAGGAAACAAAGGTTTATCCTTAAAATTATCCAATAACCTCTCTAGTTCATCTTTTGGAAATTTATTAATTGTTTTTTTCTTAGCAGGATATTCAATTTTGCCATTCAAAATATCCCTGTCGATAGATACATTCCCACTTTCTAAAGCAATAAGTTCAGTTGGAGAAATTTTGGGTATTCTATTTTTGATAGAATTGAAAATAAGTCTATACATTATAATTCTTTAATCATAAAAATTGTTTAAATTTGTTAAATATAGAATCAAAATATAACACTATATAATGGAGTTTATGTCAAACAAAATTAAAAAGGAAAAAGATAGATATATTAACGACGTAGTAATTCATAATATACAAGGAATAGAATTCATTGTAAAATACAAAACTTCAAAATTACCAAAATCAGTTGAGATACAAATTCCTAAAATGATTACTCAGATAAAATACGCTATTAAAAATCGTAAAAGCAATGTATTACCAGAGCATATTAAAATTATATACTTCCCCATAAATCTGAAAAAATACACACCATTGATAAATGAAAAATTTGACGTCAGTCATGTTAATTCAGGAGTAACAACAATATACAAAACTAGTCCGAATAGAAAAATTATAATATTTAGACAAGAAGAAGCAGTGAAGGTATTGTTACATGAATTGCTTCATGCTTTTGAATATCATTGTGTAAATCATTTCACTTTAAATTCGAACGACTTATCATGTTTGGGTAAAACATTAGAATCAGAACAAAACTGGGATGAAGCAATTGTAGAAACATGGGCTACGATTCTTACTAACGAAAATGCTTATAAAAAAAGAAATACGAATATAGAGAAAAAATTCTCCATATTTCAAACTGCAAAAATACTAAAACACCATGGCTTCAACAATTGGAATGAATTCTGGAAACCTGAAAAATTAACAAGTATTATACAATCAAAACCAGCAATTTTTCCATATCATATACTTAAATCGGCATTTTTAAATAATTTAGATCTATTTAAAACAAATTTTAATTTTAACAATATAAAAATTTGTAAATCGTTTGAATCTTCTGATATCCTTCCATTTTTAGAAAATAAGGTTTGGATTGAAAAAGTTGATAACAATATTAAGAATTATGATTCTTTCAATCAAATATGGAAGAATACTATGCGAATGACATATCCTAATTATAAAATTTTTACTAAAAAATCTATACATAAAAAATTGAAAATAAAAAGGAAAAACTGGAAAACATTACGAAAAAATAAAATGTAGAATAAAAAATGATCTTTCAAACAACTGTATATATAAACAATGTATATACACGAACCAATACACGGTGAAATCAAATTATCAGAACTTGCATTAAAGATTATAGATCACCCTTACTATGACAGAACACATTACATTTATCAAACTGGAACAGCATATAAGGTATTTCCAAGTGCGACTCATAGTAGGAAAGTTCATATGATAGGTACATATGGGATTACAAAAAATCTTCTTGATAATCTATCTCAAACACATCTAATAGATGAACATACTAAAGAACTAATTGCAATTGGGGGATTATGTCATGATATTGGACATGGACCAGGAAGTCACGTGTTTGACAAACATATTGTACCTAAACTCATAGAAGATGGAGTTATAGATAAAGACCATACATGGGTCACTCATGAGCAGAGATCTATCTTCATATTGAAAGAAATTGCAAAACAAATAAATATATCCGAACAGGATACTGAATTTATATGTAACGTAATTGAACCTCCTGAAAATAATAAGGATTGGAGATTCTCAATCGTTAACAACAAAAAACACGGTATCGATACTGATAAATTAGACTATATTTTAAGAGACAATTACATGCTAGGACTAAAACTCAATATAGATATAGATAAAATTATAAAACATTCCAAAATAATTGATGGAAAATGGTCTTTTGAAAGACGCATATACAATGAATTACTTAATATAATACTAGTAAGATATAGAATTCATTCTTCACTCAATCAATTTCAAATCGTCAAATTTGATTTATCTTATAGGAATATTATGTTAGATGGTAAATTATACGAAGATATATCTTCTATATTCAAGAGTAAAAATATACATGAATTTTGTAAACTAACCGACTCCTATGTAATGCAAAATGGAAACCCTGATCTAATTTCTAATTTTAATAAAAGACGTGATTATACATACATTACAGATAAAAAAAACACATCTGACGAAGATTATTTAGAAATTTTATCACTCAATATAAATATTTGTAAAACTGGAAATGACCATAATCCATTAGAAAATGTACCATTCTATGATTATAGAACAAACATGTATTGTACAATAAGCCAAAACCAGTTCAATATTTACTTTCCATCTAAAGAGACATTATCTTATATATTTAAAAAGGAGACATAAACATGTCGTATTATTCAATCTTTTTTTAATAATATATAAATACGAATCGAGTTTTATTCATAAATTACGAATAACACCGTCATAGTTCGGTATTTATTATTATTATTTACTAACTATTCTTAATCTCACCCAGGCCCTCCTCTAAGACGTAAAACAAGATGAAGTGTACTCTCTTTTTGAATGTTATAATCACTCAAAGTCCTCCCATCCTCTAATTGTTTCCCAGCAAATATAAGTCGTTGCTGATCAGGAGGAATTCCCTCCTTATCTTGAATTTTTTGTTTTACATTATCAATTGTATCACTTGGCTCTACATCCAGTGTAATCGTCTTTCCTGTCAAAGTCTTGACAAAGATCTGCATCGTTATTAATTACTACTAATATAATATTTAATATTCTTAACAATTTAACTATCAAAAAAATTGTATAATATAATGAATATAACAAAAAATGTCGAAATAGAAGAAAATGTCGAGGCAAAAAAAGAGGATGTTACTCTAGTTCATGAATCAAGTAAAGATTCAGATAGTATAGAAGATTCTAAGGAGGAAGATAGTTACGATTCTGTTTCAGATTATACTTTGTCTATATCTGAAAATAAAAAAAAATGTACAAAATACGATAAATGTTACAAAAAAAATTATAATTTATGGTATAGACCTATAGATCCTACGTTACGGACATTTTTAAAAGATTACTATCATTCTAAAAAAAAAACAATGTTGAGAATGTCATGTATACCTTGTTTATGTAATAGATCACCAATGATTCATTTAGGAGCATGTACTTTATTAAAAAGAAGAACACTGAGAAAATTAAGAAAAACTACGTTGACAAATGTAATTTTTGCAAACTTTTCTAGTTATGAATTAGAAATAACAGTCAAAACAATCGCAACCAATATAAATGGGTGTGCTATAGGATTATTTGGAAATAATGTTACAATTGACGTATCTAAAACAGAGCCTATACCTCAAAGTATTATTATTCAACCAATTTTATATAATTATGGTTTAATAAAACGAGTAACAGAGGATCCGCGAATATTAAATTATACATCAAAAAAGAAAATACCAAAAACAAAAAAGCACCTTATTATTCCAGAATGTTTATCCGCATCAACAGCACAAATAGATCCTGCATCAAGATCTTATTATTTAACGGTTCGTATAAAACAAAATAATACTCAAAATGAATATATAACTTTATTTGAAGATTTATTACATCATTCCAACTACGATGTTATTTTTGAGGATGTTCATTTAGATAGAAGGGAAATAGGTTCACGAATTAAAGCTCGTATTGTTGAATTATTATCAAATTAATTACCTTTATCGTCTTCATCACTATCATCTCCTTCATAGTCTTCGTCATCATCCTCATCCTCATCCTCATCCTCATCCTCATCCTCATCCTCATCCTCATCCTCATCCTCATCCTCATCCTC